TCGGCTACGTGGGCAACAGCCCCCGGCTGGTGGGGCAGAAGATGGCGGGGGTCTCGTTCTCGTTCGAGCTGGCTGGTAGTGGCACGGCTGGCACCGCACCGAAGTCTGGCCTGTTCTTCCGCGCGGCCGGCTACAGCGAGACGATCGTCACCGACACCAGCGTGACTTATGCGCCGATCGGCACCGGCTACGAAGGCCTGACCATTGACTGCCGCCACGGTGGGAAGAAGCATCTCCTGGTCGGCGTTCGCGGGAACATCACCGTCGAGCTGAAGACCGGCGAGGTTCCGATGGGCAAGTTCGAGGGCATGGGCTTCTACGCCGCGCCGACCGATGCCACCGACCCAGCGACCACCTACAGCGACCAAGCCGCGCCGCTGGTGGTGAATGCCGACAACACCACGCCGGTGAGCGCATTCGGCTATGGGGTGTGCATGGACTCGTTCAGTCTCAACGCTGGCCGGTCCCCGGTGTTCCGCCAGCTGGCCGGCTGCAGCAAGCAGATCAGAATTGACGGCGAGCGCAAGCCTGAAGGGGAGATCTTAATCGAGTCGCCCACCATCACCCAGAAGGACTACTTCACCCCTGCCGCGGCCCAGACGCTTGGTGCCATCAGCTGGACCCATGGTGCCACGGCCGGCAACATCGTGGCCTTCTCGGCTCCAACCAGCAGCCTGGGAGATCCTGAGTATGACGACAGCGACGGCATCGAGATGCTGAAGCTGCCGTTCATGCCGATCCCTGATGTGACCAACGGCTACGACGACCACTCCTTCATTTTCACCTGATGGCATTCGTTCTTAGCAAATCGGCCACCTACACCTGGCCGGTGCGGATCACTCTCGCCACTGATGGCGGGAAGCAGACGGTCGAGACGTTTGATGCGGAGTTCAGGCGGCTGCCGCAAAGCCGCATCAATGAGATCGTCCGTCAAGCGCGCGCGGCCGAGCGTGGGCGGGATGAAGACCAGATCGAAGACCAGGATGCCGCGCGAGAGATCCTCGCCGGTTGGGATGGGGTGACGGGTGATGATGGCAAGGCGATCCCATTCAGTGAGTCAGCGCTGGCCCAGCTGCTGGAGATTCCTACCGTTGCCGGTCAGATCGTCAAGGCGTGGTTTGAGTCGCTGAAGGACGGCAAGAGAAAAAACTGATCGGGGCGGTAGATCACTGGTTCCACGGTGATGGCGCCCCGAGTGCAGAGATGGAAGCGGACGCGAAGGCCTACGGCATCATCCTGCCGGAGCCGGAGCTGAAGACGTACGCGGTGTGGCCTGAGAATCAACAAGCGGTGGAGGTGTTCCTGGATTGCCAGACGCAATGGCGCACCACTGGCAGCGGTGTGATCGGCCTGGATTATGGCGTCGTCATGGCCGTAGCTAGCATGCATGGAGCGGCCGATCCACTCGCTCTGCTGAGGGATGTTCAGGTGATGGAGATTCGAGCCAGGGAACTGATCAACGCGGAGGCGGCAAAGGAATGAACCTTGATGCCATCCTGAGAATTGCTGCCAAGGTAACCGGTACCGATGCGGTGCAGGCGCTCGGGAAGGCAGTGAAGGGCGCCGAGACGGCTGCTACAGGCGCCAAGAACGCGTTCAAGGATGTCGTCAAATCATCCAGCTGGCAGGCTGCGGCGGCTGCGGCGGCTGGTATCGGTGTGGCCTTGGGCACCAGCGTCAAAGCGGCGATCGACTTCGAGTCGGCCATTGCCGATGTGCGGAAGGTGGTGAATGGCATCGACACGCCGCAAGGTCTGAAGGACATCCGCACTGAAATCCTCAACCTGTCAAAGCAGATGCCGATCACGGCGCAAGGCTTTGCGCAGATCTACGCCGCAGCCGGCCAGTCCGGCATCGCCAGAAACGAGCTGCAAGCCTTCGCTCGCGATGTGGCCCAGATGTCCATCGCATTCGACATGACGGCAGAGGAAGCCGGCACGGCGATGGCCAAGCTGCGCACCTCGCTGGGCCTGAGCCAGCTGGATGTGGTGAAGCTGGCGGATGCGATGAACTACCTGTCCAACAACACCGCCAGCACCGCATCACAGCTCACCCAGTTTGTACTCAGAGCTGGCGCCGTGGGCCAGATGACCGGGCTAAGCGCGCAGCAGACCGCAGCATTCGGTGCAGCGATGATCGGTGCCGGCGTCGAAACGGAGGTAGCGGCCACCAGCTTCAACAACATGGTCAAGGCGCTGAGTCGTGGCGCGAGCATGACCGACCGGCAAGAGTCGGCGTTGCGCCGGCTGGGGCTGGCATCGGGTGCTGTCACCCGTGGCGAGCGGGACATGACCAGCGAGGTGCAGCGGCAGTCGGATCGCCGGCTGCAGATCATGCAGGACGCCAGCGACCGCCAGCAGAGCGAGCTACGGAAGCGGTACCGGCGCCAGCTGCAGTTGCTGCAAGACCAGTGGGATGACGAAGCCCAGGCCTTTGATGATGGCATCCGCAAGCAGACTGAAGCGCAGATCAAAGATCTTCAACGGCAAGCCGATGCACGTATAAAGGCGCTGCAGAAGCAGGCCGGAAACAACCAGGAGTGGCTTGATCAGCAGACCGATGCCGTGCGTGATCAACTGGATCAAGAGATCGAGGCTATCCGTGACGCGGCCGATCAGACGCTGAGGCTCGACCAGCGCGCGCGCCGTGATCGGCAACAGGAAACGCGCGATGGCATCGAAGAGCGGATGGACATCGAGCTGAAGGGGATGCAGCGCGCGGCACAACAGAGAGAAAAGCTGGAGCAAGAGAGCACGAAGAAGATCCTGGAGGCAGCCAAGTCCAGCGCCGGCGAAGGTGGATCAGCGGCTGGCAAAGCACTGGCCGAAGCGATGCAGCGCGATGCTCTGGGAACGATTCAGGATGTGTTCAGGCGCATCAAGGGACTAGCCCCAGCCGAGCGGATCAGCGTGATCTCTGACCTGTTCGGCGATGAAGCGCGAGGCCTGTCGCCGCTGCTTCAGAACCTCGGCGGACTGGAAAAAGCCTTGAGCCTGGTGGGCGATGAGACCCAGTACGCCGGATCAATGGCAAAAGAGTACGAGGCGCGCGCGGCTACGACGGCCAATGCTATCCAGCAGCTGAAGAATAGCGTCGTGCCACTGCAGGTCGAACTCGGCGAAGCCTTGGTGCCAATCGTGCAGGAACTGACGAAAGCGCTGATTCCGGCGATTGGAGCTATCACCGACATGATGCAGAAGAATCCCGAGCTGGCCAAGGGGATTGCGCTGGTGGCAGCAGCATTCGCTGGACTGGTGGCGGCGATTCCTTTCATCGCAGCAATCGGTACGATTGCGGCTGGCATGGCCCCGTTCATCGCTGGTCTGGGTGTTGCTGCTGCTGCCATTGGCAACATTGGCACCATCCTCGCCGGCGTGATGACGGTCGTGGCCGTCGCTGCATCAGGCATCGGCACAGCACTGGCTGCCATCGGTGCAGCGATTGCTGCAGTGGCGACCGCGCCGGTGCTGCTGACCATTGCCATCGCTGCAGCGGTGGCTGCAGTGGTCGCGGCGGTCTACCTGTGGCGCGATGAGATCGGCAAGTTCTTCCAGTGGCTGGGCCAGATGGCGGTGGAAGGGTGGAATGCGTTGATCGCACCGCTGCGACCGGCGATCGACAGCATCGTGGCGATCTGGAGCGATGTGACTACAAAGCTCGGGGAAATCTACTCAGGGCTGGCTCGCACGTTCTATCAGCTGTTCATCGAGCCGACGGTAGTGGCGGTGCAGGCATTCGGTGACCTGCTGATCAGCTTCTGGTCTGCCGCCTTCGACGCCGTAGCTGCCGTGGTGACGCAATGGGTGAAGAATCTGGAGCTGGCATTTAACACCGTGGCCGATCTGTATTTCCAGATCGTGATCAAGCCAATCACGGACAGAGCCCAAGCCTTGTGGCGTTTCCTCTCTGATGGCTGGACCGCCTTCAGCAGCGCATCTGGCAAGGTCTTCCGCGCCATTGCTGATGCCTATCAGAACATCGTGGTGAAGCCGCTGGTGTCTGCATGGAAGACGGTGGTTGATACAGCCAAGAGCGCGCTGCGGGGCATGCTGGGCTGGGCCGCTTCGGCGATCAATGGTGTCATCAATATGGTGAACCGACTGATCGATGGAGTGAACAAAGCCAGGAAGGCAATGGGCCTCTCGACCATTGGCCGGATTGGGAATGTGACCGTCCCCAAGTTCGCCCAAGGCGGCTACGTCACCGCCCCAACGCTGGGCCTGGTGGGTGAAGCTGGCCGCGAGTACATCGTGCCCGAGTCCAAGGCGGCGGGCTTCGCCAACAACATCATGGCCGGCCGTCGTGGGGCCGCGGCGATCCCATCCGGCACCAGCAGCAACGCCGGCCCGGTGCAGATCAACATCACCACCGGGCCAATCATGCAGGACCAGAGCGGGCAGCGGTGGATGACGATCGAAGACGGCGAACGGCTGGCACGGCAGACCGCTGAGCAGGTGCAACGCCAGCTGCGCACACCAGGCGGCCGGTACGCGGCGGGGGTGCGCTGAGATGGCCAGAGGTCAGGCGCAGTATCTGCGGATCTTCGATGATGGCGGCACGCTGCAGCGGTGGCAGAACTACTACGTCAATACGTCAGTGACCTGGGACGGCGCCACATGGGCCTACCAGCCGTTTGATGCAGATGGCTTCACCATCGGCCAGACCGGTGATGAAGGCGGCGTGAGCGTATCGATCCCCGCGACGGCATTCGTCGTGGATGCGGTGGAAGATGCCATCCGCAACGCGCGGCTGGTCGAGCTCACCATGTACGAGTTCGACACGCTGTTGGGCAACACCACACCGCAGGTGGCGCAGGTGGAAATCGCCAGCTACGTGGGCGAGGTGGTCGGTGGCGGCGGGCCGTTTGAGTCGATCTCCCTTGAGCTCGGCTCCAGCCTGTCGCCAGTCGGCGCGCAGGTGCCGCCGCGGAAGTTCACCAGCCGGCTGGTGGGAGTGCCCTGCAAGCTATGAGCATCGTCGCCAGCGATCCGTTCGACACGCTGATCTACCAGCAGCAGCTGATCAGCACGCCGCTGGTGGAAGGTGGCGCGGGTGGCGCGGACGATCTGGATGTGGCGCAGCGGTCGGTCGTCATTGGCGACGTGGTGCCGATCGTGTTCGGTCGTCGGGTCGGCACGGTTGGTGGTGTGCTGATCAGCCCCGGCGCCACGGAAGCCCGCTTCGAGAACGACACCAGCAACGCCGTCACCGCTTCCTACCACCTAGTGCTGAGCGAGGGCGAGCTGGACGGGATCCAGGTGCGCGATGTGTTCCAGCGGTCGTGCCGCGTCGGGTCGTTCACCCAGACCTACAGCCGGCGTGCTGGGCCATGGTTGCCGGGCAACTTCATTATCGACCGCGGCGGCAGCTACACCAAGCCGGAATGCCCCTACTACTGCGGCTCCGGCGGCACGTACACCGGCATGACCACCGGCAGCTATGTCATCGAGGACGTACCCGATGGCGACACTCGCTGGGATCGGCAGGTGCATCTGTTCATTCGTGGTGGGATGCACGTCATCCGGCTGTTGGATGCTGTGGATGGCCCATCAAACAACGTGGCGGACCTGGCGCTGTGGCTGATGCGCAACACCAGCCGCACACCCGAAGCGCTGATCGATGTGCCGGCGTTTGAGATCGCCGCAGAGTTCACCGACAACACCGGCCTGTGGTTCAACGGCGAGATCCGCGAGTCGGTCAATTTTGAAGACTGGCTGGCGGATCACGGCCGCTACTTCCTGCTAACCAAGAGCAAGCGCAACGGCAAGATCGGACTCCGGCCGATGCTGCCGGTCACGGTGGGCAACGAGATCGACACCACTCCCATCACGCCATCGTGGCGCTTCGATGAGGACAGCATCATCCCTGGATCATTCGAGCTGAGCTACATCCCGCTCACTGATCGCAAGCCGTTCTGTGCGCTGATGATGTGGCGCCAGCAGCCGGATGATGACATCGGCCTGATCCGCACCACTGAGGTGAGGTACGCCGGCCAAGCGGTGGATGGACCGTTTGAGCAGCACGACCTGTCGGTGTTCGCCACCGGCGAGAATCATGCAGTGAAGGTCGGCGCCAAGATCGTCGCCAGGCGGCGCTACATCACCCACACGCTGCGCATCAAGGTGCGGCCGGCGGCGTTTAACGCCTCCCTGGCGCAGGGCGACATTGTGCAGGTGGTGATGCAGCGAGTGGCTAGCTCGGCCGCGGCGGGTGAGCACCGGTACCTGTATGAGGTGGACCGGATTGGCAAGGCCAGAGACGGTGCGGTGTCGCTTGACCTGATCCACTTCCCGGTGGATGAGCTGGGCCGGAGCCTGGTGGCGTTGGATGTGGTGGCGGCCACTGGTGGGGGGATCCTGCTGGACACGGGCAAGAGCGGCACCAGCTGCGATGTGAACAGCGACAGCGACACTACCGTGCCGGCGGATGACAGCCTTGACCCAGGTGACTGGACGCTGCCTGGTGATGATGCGTTCGATGTGATCCTGCCTGACACCGACTTTGGCACCGGCACCGATGGCGATGGCGTGGCAGGTGGCGGCGGATATGGCGATGGCGGCAGCGAGGCTGATGAAGTGGCGCCAGACGAGCTGGATGACCAAGGCGGCAACAATCCTGACGGCATCTCCCCTGGCGGCGCAAAGGTCGGCGACATGCTGTCATGGGCTGGCTGTGGATGCACTGATTCCACTATCGAGTGGCGTAGAGATGGAGAGCTTGTCGGCACTGGCCCTACTTACGAAATTACCGTCGAGGATATGGCTCACGATCTTGTTGGCATTGGGAAGTGCAGTGGCGTCAATACATGCGAAACCGACCCGGTGCCAGTGCCGTTTGTGCCTGCTGAATACGGATACTGGCGATTCAGGGCTACTGGTAGCGGTGGCGGTGGATGGTCTAGCACCAGCAGCTCCGCAGGCTACTTGAATGTGGTTTCAGGACTCTCTCCAGGCAGTGGATCTTGGGTTATTCATTCCGGCCGATTCACATCTTCCTCGCTCGTCGGTGGAAACCTTGCCCAGTTGTATATGATAAGCCTGTCAAACGGAACGACGCTACTAGATTTCTACAGCTATGTCGGCAGCGCTACTCCTGACCCGGCCAACGCAACAAACTTTGCGTCACCGGGGGTATGGGAGTTTGCATTTAGCAATACAGATACAGGACCAGACGCATGGGATGCGCAGTGGGGAGGCTATGACGGATTGGGCGGAGAAAACGACTTGCCATGACCACATTCCCCGCCCTAATCCCCGCTGCTCGCACTTACTCTCCTGGTGGGTTTCCGCACACCACGCACAGTGCTTACAGCGGCGTTCAGGTACGCGTGCGGCATTCCAATGTCGAGACCGGCGCACGGCTGCGGCTGCTCTTCCGTGCCATCTCTACCGCCGAGCTGCTGGAACTGATCAGCCACTACAACGGGCAGAGCGGTGGCTTCGCCGCCTTCGCTATCCCTGACGATCTACTGAGTGGCATGACCACACCGGCCGACTTCACACCATCCGGCAGCCAGTGGATTTACGCGAGCAGGCCTGCTGTGGTTGACATTCCCATCGATGGCACCACCAACACTAACCGCCATGATGTGACGGTGGAGCTGGCATCGGTGCCGGAGCAGCCAGCCGTTTACGCTCCCCGACTGATGCTCCGGCTGTCAGTGTTCCCTCCCGAGGTGACTGGAACTCATGTTGATGTTCCTGCGGTTGCGTTCACGTTGGCAGCGTTGGCGCCAAGTGTTGAAAGTGGCGGTACAGATCCGCATTTTGCGGATGTCGTGCTTTTGCTGCCGATGGATACAGACTTTGCAGATTATAGCAACTACTCAAGGTCTATCACTGTTGTAGGGGATACGCAGATCAGCACTGCTCAAAGCAAGTTCAGTAGCGCAAGTGGATACTTTGACGGATCTGGGGATCGCTTGACGATGACAACGACAACGGAGCTACAGCTTACTGGAGATTTTACTGTTGAAGTTCAAGCGTACCCTTTAGCTACGGCTGATGACATAATAATAGGAAATAGCAGTTCCAATGTCCAGGTATTTAGGCTAAATCAAGGCGGCACGGGGCGCCTTTCTGTGTATGTAGATCCTGTGCAGGTGTTTGCCGCGACGGCAGGGGGAATTACCGTAAATACGTGGCACCACCTGGCGCTGTCCCGGTCAGGCACTGAAACGCGCATGTTCGTCAATGGACTACAAATCGGAGAT